GTATGAAAATAACGACCCTGTCTATAACGCAAAATTAAAACAGCATAAAATAGCTACCGAAAATTCTTGGCAAGATCATAAGAAAAATACACAAGCTTGGTTGGATAAGGTCACTAACCATCCAGATAAAAATTCAAGTGATTACTTCCAATTAATTAACAGTAGACCTGAATGGAAAAAACCAAGGGCTCCAGCTAAAAGAACCAAAGACACTAAAAGCTTAAACCCAGAGCAAATGAAGACTAGGGGCCAATCAGTCGACAGCACCATTCAACATGAAGGGCTTCATTATACTTTGGGTCAGATTGATAGAAAACATGGTTTCGATGTTTACTCGAATGCCAAGAAAAAACTATTAGGTTTCCACGACCCTGAGACAGTTTCTCATATTGCTGATTGGATTTCTACTACGCGCAGATACAAAAAAAACGACCCTCGATTCGACGAAGAATTATTAGCTCACGCAAGAGATATTTTGGTGAACAAAGGAAAGCGCGAAGAATTTAAAAACTTTTTGCAAAACAAAATTGGATTGGGAAAAGATTCTGAAATTAAGCGACATATCAATAACTTAAAACGCGGCCACTACCAAGGATACAAGTGGGCACAAGATGCTACTGTGGATGAACTTAAAAACGCAGGTCAAGAAAAACTGGCCGCTAGCGAACAATTGTTTAAATCTTTAGACAAGGCTTTGGATTCTGGTTTAAATCTAAAAAGACCGCAAGTCAAATTAAATCCAGAACATGGCAAGATTATCGCCGAGGCTTACGAGAATATGAAACACGACCCTAATCATCCTGAAGTTAAAGCGGCTTACAGTGCATTGATTAACGAGACCAAAAATCAGTATCAAGATATGCTTAACCAAGGTTTTAAATTTACTCCAATGAAATCGGGTCAAGAAAATCCGTATAAAACATCAAAAGATGTGCATCAAGATCTCAAACAAAACAAACATCTCCATTATTTTCCTACGAGATTAGGATATGGCTCCGAAGGCGAAGCTCCGCTAGATCACCCAATGCTTCAGCCTACCGAATTTAAAGATGCTGAAGGACAGCCAATGCTAGCTAACGATCTGTTCAGAGTCGTACATGACTATCGCGGTCATCATTTAGGTGGAGAGACAGGCTTTGGCGAAAAGGGCGAGCATCAGGCTTTTCTGACTCATAAAAAAGATTTTAGCCCTATGGCCCAAAAAGCATTAGCTACAGAGACAATGGGTCAGAACCAGTGGGTTAATAATGGGCCACACGCCGAGCATAATAAAAAAAATCCTTACCAAACAAAATACGCAGACCAAAAAGCGGGACTTCTTCCAGATCATATCATAAACGGAAGGTGGCACGAGTGAACTATAAACATTTCAGAAAAACGCTAATCGACTCAGACGAATCTTTAAATAAAGGCGTTCGATCTCCATCAAAACATATCCCCTTAGCTAGACTTAAACAGTTAAAACAGGACAATTATGTTGGAGCAAATCGAAAAGACTATTCACAAGAAGAGCTGGATCAGGCTATTGTAAATAGGTCTGTTTCTCACGCCACTAAAGCAGTTAAAGAAGCTGGGCGAAAAGAAAAACAAATGGCTAATGAGATTGAGCGCGGAACTGGCTCTAGCCCTGAAGACTTTCCCTTTTTAAAAAATCCTTTCAAAAAAGAGGAGCTTCAAAAAGGCCTTTCTCCAGACGAATTAAAAAATCAAGGATATAGATTCACAATCCTTAAGCCGACTAAATCTAGAGACAATTTCGCAGTAAGAGCGTATCATGGAAAAAAAGCCGTGGGACACTTAGTGTTCAGCTCCAGAGAAAATATGTCGCCAGAGAATAGCGATAGATCCCAAAGAAGAGGATATCATTCTGTAACTAATGGCCATATAGATGATAACCATAGAAACCAAGGTCTTTATCAGCATATGTTAAAATTAGCTGGCGCTCACGCTAAATCCATCGGTTCCAAGGGTGTCTATTCTGAAGGAAACCAAAGAAGTGGCGCAGCTACAAAAGCTTGGGATAAAGTCGCGACTCACGCGGCGAGAAATCCGTTTACTCTTAAAGAATACCCTACTAAGTCAGACAATGCAGATTATTTTTTAGCGGCTGGTGAATTAGAAAAAGGCGTGGCAAGAAGACTTTATGGAAAATTCAATCCAGAAAAAGAGCTAGGCGAAGACAGGTCTATACAGAATTGGATATCTGGGAGCGCTGGTGATGATTATGGAATTACTTCTAAAGCAAGGGCTTCTATACCAGAACCTTCAGATAATGCAAAACTTAGAATGCTAAACAAGCTAAGATCTAGAGCTAAAACTAGGTTTAATCCGCAAACCAAACAAAACGAATACTTACTGCACAGACAGATGTCCCAATGGGAAAAAGACTCCGTTGTTAGTGGTAACAGAGTAAATCATAAAAACAAAGACCATAGTTCTTGGACGCCTTTTTTGGATTCAATAACTCAGAGTTCAGGAATTTATTCTAAAGATTCTGGCAAACACAAAGATCAGTGGCACTGGCAAAAATTACAAACATCCGTACCAGATAAAAAGTTAGCGGCTAGTGAAGGCGAATTAGAAAAAGGCGCTAAAGGCGATTGGAAAAAAGAGGGGTATAGTTTAAAATTTCACCCTCCTAAAGTTGAAATGTTTAATGGCAAGCACGACATAACATCTCATCGAGTCACAGCTCATGATTCACAAGGAAACCGAGTCGGTGATTATTATTTTTCTGAATGGCCAGAAGCTTCTGAACATAGAGGTTTGTTACACGTAACTTTTAGCGGAACCGACCCTGACCACCAAAGGAAAGGGCTGGCCTCTGCTGCATACTCTGAAATTGAAAAAAGAACAGGAAAAAAACTTAATTCTGCCGTAGGGAACCGCTCTGCTGACGCCAAAGCTTTGTGGTCTCAGCCAAATCGCCCATTTGGTAAATCAACATCTTTCAAACTATCTAGGCTTTTTGCTCCAGCTATTGCAGGGGCGATTGCAGCAAGCCCGCAGCAAACTTCGCAAATGACTCAGCAGCCCACGCAAATCGAAGCTCGACAGCAGGCTCCAGCAAAACCAAAAATAGATAAAAATAAATTTATGGCAGCTGTAGCCGAAGTTGAGTCCAACCACGGAAAATATACAGATCACGCCGAAACCCCACAAGGAAAGGCATATGGCGTCTATGGATTAATGCCTAATACTATTAAAGATACGGTAGTCAAAAACCCTAAGTTTAAAAACCATAGACATATCATAAATATGGATAACGACCAGCTTCATGAATATATGGTCAAAAATCCAGATCTTCAAAAAGAAGTGGCTTCCGCTCATTTTGACAGACTTAAAGCTAAGTTTGGCGAAGATCTAGCGGCATTGGGCCACAGCTGGCTGAACGGCGTAACAGGAACCCTAAGAGCCCAAAAACAAGGAAAAGATATAGAGAATCACTGGCACGTACAAAAAATACGCCGATCTTACTCTGGCAAACCGTAACAATCTTAAATACATAGGAGTTTATATGCAGTTGAAACCAAGCGAAATTGAAAGTGTTGATCAAATCGGAGAGCTAGAGGGCGCTCCAGTCAAAATGGTCAAGACAAAAGGTGGGTTTTATATAGCTTTAGGGCGATCTCAACGCGCAGGCCAAGAAGAGGCCTTAGCTGGCGGAAGTCATCCAGCTATTGTAAAATATAACATTGAAAAAAAATTTCGCAATTTTCAACCAGCTATGGAAAAAAGCGAAAGCTTTGATGATAAAGAAACTGTTATTGGTTTGTCTGAGCTAATTGCAAAAGATTTTAGACAAAAGGGTTATGATATGTACGCCCTTAAAAAGGGTGAACAGACATCTTATATTATTTCTCAGTACAACAACGAAATCGTTAGATACGAGACCAAGTCTAAAGAAGATGGTCTTTATTTGTCGTCGCCCAGTAAAAAAGTAACCGACGAAGAGTCTTCTGTGGTGAGTCGAGCAATTGTCAGCGCAGCTTTGCAAGAAGCTTCTGAGTTAGGCAAAACCTCAATAGTTTATCAAAACACTAAGATAACGGTTAAATAATATGTGCGTGCGTTTTGAATACACTAATAAAAAAATATCTTCTTTTTCTCCCGACAAAGATGTCGAGGAGCAAATTCTTGGACTCAAATCAATACAAATCGATTTTCAATCGGACAGCGACGAGCAAGAAGTTAAAACACTTATTCAAAACTTAAAAAAGTTTTTTAAGATACACGTAATAGAGCCCTTTGAAGTAAAGTTTAATAATAACAGCTATTTAGCTGGCGCAGTATTAGCTAAAGATTTAAAACAAATTCAATTAAAAAATACAAAAGCTTATATTGTTTCTCAAAGCGTAAGCATGCACTCTCATTTTGTTAATGAACTGGACTCCATGATTGAAGATATTAAGAGGAAGTAGTGAGCAAAAGAAAAACCAAAGGTCAACAATTAGATACGATTAACAGAGAGGGAAATCTTTTTCAAGCTTCCTTTAATCTTGAAAAGCAAGATGAATTTGTTACTGGTCTGGGTATTGATCTTGTCCACTATAAAGCTATGCCATCGCCTATCGGAATGAAAGATAAGGGCGACTACAGAAAGCCAGACAAGTTGGACGTGCTTAGTTCTAACGGAATGATTTACACAAAAGCTGGATGTTTTACGGCTGCGATGGTTGGAAATTCTCGAAGCCAAGCCAGATCTGAAACTGGATTTGTTGATCAGTCTGTATCAAGACTTGTAATGCCTAGATTTTACAACAAGCAAGATGAGCAGTCGAATGCGGATCGTATTTACATGTCTCCGGGGGATCGCGTGTACGTCGCCGACCCCAACGCAGACGTACTCGTTCCTAACTACCAACGCATGGAATTTGAAGCCGATCAGGACAATCGCCCAATGTTTCCGATTTGCAAAGTGGAGCAGTTAATCGATAGTCTTGGTAATTTTTACACACAAGAGGTCGACTTTACAATAACCCCTAAGGGAGACATCAGATGGCTATCTGGTGGAAAAAATCCTGAAATAGACCCAGATACAAAAAAAGGTCGAATATATTCAGTTCGATACCTATATAAAGCCTTTTGGTACGTGATTCAGATACCAAACGAAGTTCGAATCACTAATGTGACGGACGAAGAAACAAGATCTCCTCAACGAATGGCTAATCACGTAGTAATTCAGCGAGAGTATGTCTACCAAGACCAAGCAAACGGAAACCGTTCTGAGGTAGAAAAAGCCGCGTTCCCCAATAAAAAACGTGACGACCCAATCCAGCCAATTCAAGCTCCAGATGCAATTAAAGTGAACATGAGCTACTTTGACGACGAGAGCGAATAACAATCTTTAGACTATAAGGAACACTTAAAATGGCCGAACAAACTAGAAAAAAAGTAAGATCGAATCAAAATCGTCAATCCCAAGACCCTTCTTCGATTGCACTGTTGAGCTACAATAACCAAACAGGCGCTCAAAAAAACATGGAAATGGGCCATCACTTAGTTCCAATCCAAACGGGAACTGCCACCTATACAACCGATGCATCAACTCTTAGGGCAATCCCGATGGGAGTGACTTTAGCTATATACAATCCAACGGCTGGAGCACTTTCTGCTACGTTAAGTAAAAACAACGCAGCTACTTTGTTAGCTGTCGGAGCTACCAATGCCGAAGGTGATGTTGGAATGGCTTTGGCTCCAAATAGCTATACTTATGTAGCATCTTTTGATAAAGATCGCGTAATTACTAGTGGTGGAGTATATACCTATATCGTAGCAGACGATACTATCATTACAGACCAAGCACAAGTGAGATAAGATGAAGTTTTTAAAACCCGAAGCTCAATTCTTCCTAAAGAAGACTCTTGGAGACGAGGGTTTTGAGCAGCTTAATAAGTTTGAGCTGTACAAACAATCTACCAACACAACGATAGATCCTCAAGAAATTGCCATTGCTCTTCAAATAGTTCCTAGAACTATGCTTTCTTTTTTACAAAAAGAATTAGGAGATATGGCGGAGGGTCAGAACAAAACCGTCGAGCTTCCTGTAAAAAATACACCTAAAATGGATGTTACTAAATTTGCAAACGATGTCTATTCTGGCGAAATCTATAAAGATGGAAAAATAAGTACAAGGTTTAAGTACAGAAGCCTGCCCGGCGTGGGGCTGGTCATCATGACCGCTTTCGAACTTTACGAAAAAGAAGATGTAAAAAAAATTCAGACTGAAGACCAAAGTCCTAAAATATCCGAAATTCAAAAAATAATCGACGAGCGCATAGGCTTACAGTTAATGGTTCGTCAAGTAGTTGATCAAAAGCTTTCTGAGCGAGATGCTATGGAAGCTCTAATAAACAAAAGATTGACTGAAATGATGTCAATCAAAGAAGAAGCTCCAGCTCCAAAAAAAATAAAATTAAAGGATTTTTTAGAAAAAAGAATCTCTAAAAAACTTGACAAAAGCGAGCACCTTGTTAAATCCGACAGCCTTAATAAGATCCAGTGCCCAGACTGCGGCCAGAACCTATTTGCAAACAATAAGTTTTCTGGATGCATTTGTTTAGGCGAAGACAAGGACAATAAGGTTTTTATTAAAAAAACTGAAGACGGTATAAGAATTAAGTTTTCAAAATCGTTTGATCCTGATAATATTGAAATATTACTTGATATTTTAAAGAAAAAGAATAGAGGATAGTATGGATAAAATATTTTTAGCTGGTGATGGCGACGGAGCGGGTCAGCTCGTAGGTCAAGCTGTTTTGCATGACGACTTTGAAAGCTTAGCTGCTATTTCTCAGAAACTTCAAGCTGGTCTTGGCGTTATTCAGGAATGGGTTGAGTCAAACGGCGGTCAAATCATTTCAGCTGGAGGTGATGAATTTACAGCAATGTTTGACGGCATTCAAAGTGAAGAAGATTTTATCAATAGTGTTGAGGACTTAAGAGAAGCTTATTTACAAGCGACCGATGCAACAATTACGATTGGAGTGGGGACAAGCCTATCTCAATCTGGAAAAGCCTTACTTGAAGGAAAGCTATCTGGTAAAGATCAAATCAATGTGTACTCTCAAGATACTGACGACATGCTTCAGTCGGCGCACGAGCATGTGACTAGTGGCGAAGGCTCTGACGAAGAGCAGAAACTCGACGATCATTATATCGGAAGCCTTCAGGATGAGGAAGATGATTCGGATTTAGAAGATGACATGCAAGAAAACAGCATGGTTATGGACGACGAAGATGATGGCGACTTTGAAGAATATGAAGACGATGATCTTTCTGAAGATGATCAAGATCTTGAATATTCTGACGAAGAAGGCCAAATGGAAGATCAGCCTAATGAGGAAATTCCTGATCAGCAATCGAATTTTTCTGAAGAAGATCCCGAGTATCCACAAAATCCAGAAGAGGGCGAAGAGTCTGAAGAAATGACTGACGAAGAGATGCTTGAAAACAACTCATTGCTTCAGGACACCAATGGTGATGGCGAAATAAATGAAGAAGACCAAATGGAAGATCAGCCTCAACAAGAAGAATCTTTTCAAGAAGAAGAGCCTATTGAGATTCCAGAATCTGAAGAAATGCAAACCAAGCCAGACGATGAATTAGAAACAATGAAAGACGAAGAGCCTCAGCAAGAAGAAATGACTGAAGATGTTCAAAGTCCTGATTTGTTTAATGAAATGGTCGACGATTCACAAGGTCAAGAACAGACCGAAGAATTAAAACAGATGTGCGCTCAAACTCTTGCTTCGTTTAAAGAACAGAAGCAAAATTTGGACGCAATTAAAGAGCAAGCTCCAGAACTGTATCAGTCGGTTTTAGGAATGCTTCAGTGCATGATAGAAATGTCTAAACAGCTTTTTCCAGAACAGTCAGAGCAAGAAGTTCCGCAAGAGGAGCCAGTTGACCCAAAGATGTAAAGCTGGCGGTCAACAAAAGTTTACGGCTTCCAGCCAAGCAAACGACAAAGCACGTACCCAAGCCTAGACAAAAAGATGGCGCGATCAACGCAAAAGGTTTTCAAAAGTTTAGAGACAGAGACACTGGCAAGGCCAGATGGATCGACAGGAAAAAACCCGTAGCCCTCGACCTTACTGGGGACATGACGCACAAGAAATTTTAACATGTCTGATTTAAAATTTTCTATAAACTCTGAAGAAATCGCTGCCATGTTTGGTGATTTAAAAAAAGAAGTAGAAGAGGCTTTAAATAAAGGTGTTGAAAAATTAGCGGCTATGACGCACGCTAAAGTGGCAGAGCTTGCAAGCGAAAACTTAGGGTCTACTAGAAAAAAATATTTAGATGCCTTAGATTTTAAAGAAGTCTCTCCGAATGTTTGGGTTGTAAGTCTTGACGAAAGCGCTCTCTTTATTGAAGATGGTCGAAAATCTGGCAGTATGATTGATGACCTTCTCCGTAACGGAGCTAAGGTTTCTAAAGATGGCAATAGGTATCGGGCAATTCCTTTTGAGCACTCTAAGCCAAAATCGCAACAAGGACCCAAAGCTCGTGATTTAACTAATCAGATTAGAAGTGCTCTAAAATCCGAAAACATACCATATAAAAAAATAGAATATAACGCAGATGGAAGCCCTAGGGTAGGCAAGCTTCACTCGTTAAATATTCCAAGCGCTAAACCAAGCGCTAAAGCTAGTCACCCAGCTCTTTCTGGGGTTACTATATATCAAACCAAAACCGCCAGTGGGTCAGTTCGAAGAGATATTATGACTTTTCGAATAGTTTCGGATAAGCAAAAGGAAGAGGGCAAGTGGTTTCACCCCGGTCTTGAAGCGAAAAACTTCATGGACAAGGCCTTCAATGAAATGGTCGAGATCTTCGAGCGCGAAATAATGCCTCAAATCTTAGAGACCTATAAATAACAATCTTTAAGTTATAGGAAGTCTTAATGATTTTTGCTGGCGACGTCGTAATAAAACAAGCTATAGAACTAGGTATTGAAGACATCAGGGCCAATACATGGCTTATAAACGATATCTTAAGCAGTTTCACATCAGACCCAAGAATGTCTACGATATACGGACAAAAAGAAATTGACGCTTGCAAGGAATGGTTTTTAAACAATAAGATTGAAATTAATCTAAGATTTAGAAACGACAAAGAACAATTCCCTTGTGTTTCTATTGCTTTAGGAAGCTCATCGGAAATGCCCGACATGAAGCATATGGGCGATCTTTCCACAGAAATCGTAGAATTCATGCCTACAGATATTGGAAAAACACTTCCTTTTATAGTCAAGCCTTTTACCCATGAAGGCTATGACCCTAACACTGGAATACTGTCTGTGCCCGACTCTATTAGTTTGCGAAAAGTTGTTGCTGGTCAAGTTCTTGTGGACGCCGCTACTGGAAACGGATACGTAATTGTAAATGTTACAGACAGCCAAATCGAACTAGAAGCAGAGCTAGACTTTACCGCAAATCAAGTAGCTGTTATTCCAAAATACCAAACCTACAAAGCTCGCAGGGAACATTCATTCTTTCAAGAGTCTTATTCGATTGGATGTCATGTTATAGGCGAGCCATCTCAGCTTTTATGGCTTCATGCGATTGTTTTGTATTCTTTGCTTAGGTACAGAGAGGGTTTATTAGAAGCTCGATGCTTTACCCAATCAATGGTTTCTAGTTCCGACATGACACCTAACCAAAACTACGGCCCTATGGGCGCTGAAAACGTTTTTTCTAGATATATAACCTTGACTGGAATGGTTGAGAATTCTTGGCTTAAAACGCCCGTTAGAACAATTGAGTCAATTGACTTGGTTGATCGAGTCGGAGATACCCTGAAAGCAGGGGTCAAAATAATATCTAATTTAAACTCAAGAGACGACCTAAATACCGAGAATGACACATGGTCTACAGTAGACGATGAGGAGTAATCTTTAAGATATGGATACATACACGCCCTTAAAAAAAGCCATTCACAGAGCAATTGCTAAAGCCTTTAAAAGTGGTAATCAAGTTGTCACTAAGGCGATTGAGGGAATGCCAAACAAAGAGCACGCTTTAAAACATATCATGGCCGACATTAATGACGCAAATGATAATGCTGAAGTTCCATCGAATCATATTCCTGCTAATTCAGAATCAGTTCTTAATAAAGATGCTGACTCGCTATCTCAAGCCGACAAAATCAAACAGGACATTTTTAAACAAAAAGAACAAAACGCCAAAGCTCAAGTTGGTCAGTTAGAGGCTCAGCCTCCTCAAAACAACATGCACATGAAAGAGCAAATAGCTGAAAAAGGTATCCAAAAGCTTAAGAAATTTATGGATAACAAGATAGCTAAGGGCTCAAAATCCTTCGATCGCGCCAGCCACAAAGACATCAAAGGCGTACATACCTCTGGTGGTTTTAGCGGTTTAGAAGAAGAAGGTAGATCTCAAGCTGGAAACGAAATCACAAGCCGCGCACCAAAAGCTGGCAATCAATATCTTAAAGATATGCATCATGACCGTGGAGTGAGCATGCATGCTGAGAAGCTTGCTGAACTTAGAGCTATGCCTAAGCCAAATTTACCTAAATCTGAAGAGATGGAAAAAGCCAATCGATTTGAATCTCACGCTGGTCTAGATACAGAAGACACGGCAAAAGCTCGTCAAGTTATTAGACAAACAAACAAACCAAATCAAGCAAAAGGCGTACACAAACCTTTTGGTGGTAAAGATAAGTCTATGATGGGACAAGCTAATCGCGGCCACTGGGCATTTGGCGATGAGCAAGGAAATAAACTCGCAGCTCAAAAGCAACATTATAAAGTAATGGGCGAGATGTCTAATATAAAGCCAAACCTCCCTAAATCTGAAGAAAATTGCGATTGTGAAATCTGCAAGTCTGTTGGGTTAGAGAAAAACACAGAGGCAAAGATTCGTCAGAAGTTTGTTGACGGAGTAGACGAGTCAATAAAACAGACTTACGGGCAGGACGCGCCTTCTTACGGACAGAGAACGGGAAAGATGGTCCAAGGCCAATACAGACGAAGCGGTAGTAGAGGCGTAGCTTTTGAGCCAGACAAAAATGAGCGTGAAAAATTAGCCAGTCCGAATAACAGAGGTGTTCACAATCCTGCATTGGCTTCGAGAGATCGTCCAGGTGATTCCGAAATCGGAACAAGGATAAGAGATCGAGGCCCTTCAGTCAAGGCTTATACTAAAGGTCCTGTTAAAGGTAGGTTTCACGCTTATTTGAACACAACAGATTTTGTTAAGCCAGATTATAACGAAGGCAGATCTACAGTTGAAGACGCTAAGCGAATTCATTCTGAAAAATTAGCCGAACTTAGGGCTATGCCTAAGCCAAACCTTCCTAAATCTGAAGAGGCGGCTGAATTAGAAAAAAGATGTTGGGATGGATACGAACCAGTCCCAAATAAAAAAGCGTACAGTAAAGGTTCGTGTAGAAAAAAATAATTAAGTACTTGATTTTATTAAAGATTAAGATTTGTCTTAATCTTTAAATTAGAGCAATAAAGAGGAGTTTCTGTGAGCAAAAAAGAATATCAAGCAAATGAAGTCGCCAAAGCGGTTTTAGAAAAAGCTCAAAAAGTAATTAAAGAGAGTGGCTTGTACAAAAATGCTAACAATTTAGAAAAAGCAGATCCTCAAAACCAAAATGCGGCGCAAATGCAAGGTTTTAAGGGTATCAAAACATCTTCAGCTCCCAAAGCTAATGAGAAGCCAGAGATGGCAATGCCTAAGCCTCAAGCAGCGGCTAAGATGCCCAAACCTTTAAAGAATTTTATGAACAAAATGGAAATGAAAAAAGCGCAAAAAGGCGTTCATAAACCTGCTTTTATGAGTACGGGAACTTCTGAATCTGGGGCTTTTATGTCAGATTTAGGAAACAGTAAAGGCGTTAACAATTACGCTAAAGAAAAGCACAAAGAAGTATTGAACGATCTTAAAAATATGCCTAAGCCAAACCTTCCTAAAGAAAAAAAGTAATATGGCAAAACCTAAAACTTCTGAAACTAAAACAAAAGCTGACTCCATCAGAGAAAAGTTGGAAGAGATCTCTGAAGCAAAGCAAGAACAGAGACAGTCTCAGTCACTTGACGAGGACGACACCAGAGAAGCTTTTAGAAAATATTGGGCTTTAAACAAACAAAGTTTTAAACAGTCTAAGGACGTTGAAGAAATTGTTTGGTTACACCTAAAGGCTATTAAACATAACACTCCTGATTTGTTTGAACAGGGAGTAATTAATTTTGGATTTAAGAAATAGGAGTATTAAATGGCACAAAGACTAACGACGGCAACAATTAACACCAACGTACCGGGCGCGTATCCGAACGTTAACGTTAAAAGCTCACCTGCTGGAATCGTATCTACTGGAATCATCACAATCATTGGCGAAGCCGCTGGTGGGGCTGATTTTTCTGCTGAAGATTTAAAGAATAACTTTTTTGGCCCAGATCAATTTGATCGTGTTAGAGCTAAATATATCAGTGGGCCTGTAGTTGAAGCCATGAGAGCCTTATCGGTTCCTTCTGACGACACGTTAATTACTGGATCTCCTAATCGTATCTATATAGTTAAGACAAATCAAGGAGCTAAAGCTCAAAAAGTAATCGATACTGATTACGGCACGATCTTAGCTAAAAATTTTGGTTTTGATGGAAATAAGATCAAGATCACGACAACGGCCTCTCAACTAGAAGCGGCTCCAGAAGTATCTGGAATCACGATCCTAGCTTTTGGCGCAGCTTTAGATGAAGCTAGTTTTACTATTCGTCAAAACGGTGGAGCAGCTACAGTTATCACTTTAAGTGCTGTCCCTGCCGATCACTCGAATCAAGCTACTTTAATCGTAGAGCTGAATTCATTGTTACCTGTAGGCGTAACAGCTTCTGCAGGAGCTGCCGCTAATTCAATCAAATTAACTATGGCTGCAGATGCTGCTAACTACCGCAAAGGTTGGGGCAAATCTTTAGAATTATTCGATTCAACTTCTGGAGATTTAGCTTTATTAGGATTAACTGCAGGACTTACAAAGTCTTCTGCTGAATCTCAAGTAGAGTTTTCAGTAAGCAGAACCGATATCAATTTGAACGAGACTCTTTTAGCTAAAGGCGAAGTGGCTCTTGAGATTGGATATCAAGGAACAACTGCTACTTTGACTATCTCTGGATCTACTTTAACAACTACAGTAACTGGCGGATCTGGCGCAAACTTAAGTATTGATTTAAACCAATACACTACTATTGCAGACCTTGCCGATTTCATCAATTTGCAAACTGGGTACAAAGCTTCTGTAGTGACTGGCTCAGTTCAGTTGGCTCCATCGGCTTTAGATAAAGTTTCTGCGATTGGAATCTGCTCATCTTCTGCGTCTGTTAAAGCTGGTAGAATCAAGAAATCTTTACAGAACTTTAAAAATGCATTAGCTAATAGCGCAGCTACTGATTTTACAGCTACAGCTACTTCAGGGCTTCCTACTCCTGAAGCTTCTAGCTTTTTATCTGGTGGTTTAAAAGGTGCGACTTCAAACGCAACGATTTTAGCTGCTTTAGAAAAAATTGAAGGAATCCAGACAAACTTTGTAGTTCCTTTGTTTTCTCGCGACGCGTCTGCTGACATTGCTGACGCTTTAACTGAATCTTCTTCTTCGTATACGATCGACTCAATCAATGCGGCAGCCAAGAGCCACGCATTGAAAATGAGTACTCAAAAAATGAAGAAAAATCGTTTAGCTGTTCTTTCATACTCTGGAACATTCATAGAAACTCAAGATAAAGCTCAAGCATTATCTAGCTTTAGATCTGCAATGACTTTCCAGAAAGTTAGTCAGACTAGCGATACAGGTGTTCAGTTATTCCTTCCGTGGTATGGCGCATGTATTGCCGCTGGTATGCAAGCTGCTGGTTTTTATCGATCAGTAGTAAACAAAAAAGCTAACTTAATTTCTTTTGTAGATCCATCTGATTTTGATTCAGGCTCTCCAACTGATTTAGAAACAGCTTTAGATGCTGGTTTATTGATCTTACAACAAAGCTCTGATGGAGTTCGTTGGGTTTCTGATCAGTCAACTTACGGATACGACACAAACTTTGTTTACAACAGTATTCAAACTACTTATTTATCTGATATCGCAGCTCTAGACTTAGCTGACTCTTTAGGTAAAAAGTTTGTTGGTCAAAGTTTAGCTGACATCTCAGCAGCTACGGCCAAAGCTTTCGTTGCTGAAAAAATGGAACAGTACAAGCGTATTAAAATTATCACATCTAGCGATGATGCAGTTTTAGGTTACAAGAACTTAAAAGTGCCAATCAATGGCCCCGTAATGGAAATTAGCCTAGAGATTAAGCTATCGACTAGTGTATATTTTATCCCGATCAACATCGAAATCAGCCAAGTTCAACAAACGGCTGGGGCATAAGGAGTATTAAATGGCAAAGGTTTTAACGGGCGGCAGAGCCGAACTTTCAATTGACGGCGTGGTTGTGGGTATCTTCGAAAGCTGTACTTACGGCGCAAACGTAGGTGTTGAGCCTATTTTTATCTTAGGTAGTTTTGGGCCTAAGGAAATCACTCCAACTTCATACGAAGCTATTAGCGTTAACTGCTCTGGTTTTCGAGTTGTTAATAGCGGGGCTCACGTATTGCCAAAGTTTCCAAAATTACAAGATCTTTTAAATCTTGGCGCAATCACGATTTCAATTCGCGATCGTCAAGCTGGCGCAAACTCTGATCCTATTATGGTTGTAACTGGATGCGTACCAGTAAGCTATAACACTGGAGTGAATGCAAAAGCTACGTCAAGATTACAAGTAAGTTACATTGGCCTAAAATTAGCCGATGAAAGTGGTGACCAATCGGAGCAGAATCCTACAGATCTTCCATAATAGTTTTTAACAAAATACTATAAGTAAAACCCAAGCCTAAAAGCTTGGGTTTTTTATTTGCAGCAATCTTAATAGTAAGCTGAACGGTCAGCTTGCACTTAGTGCGGTAAAGGAAATTATGTTTTTTGAACGAAAGCTCGTTGCGGTTCCGCCAGTGCTTGTTACGGCAAACGGTACAGCAAACGGCCTCATTACAGTTTCTTCAGTAAGAGGATTTAGAGTCAAGCAGCAGGTGCTAATAAAAGCTACTGGCGGATTGATCATACCAGCTACGGTTCAAAAAGTAATATCCGATACTCAAATATATTTAGGCCCAGCAAAAGGCCCTTCTTACAAAAGTATAAATGATCGCATAGACCTAACATCTGTTTTCCTATCTAACACTCCCACACTAGAAGCCGCCGAACAAGAGCGTATAAATATTACATTTGAAGATCGTCAGCGAGCTATGTATGTTGAAGAACCTGTCGTCGCTCAAAGATCAATACTTGTTGATGACTTAGGTCGCTACTATGGGACGGCTAATCCAGTGCCAGTTCGGCTTTCGGACGGATCGATTAATATCGGAACCGTCAATGCAGAGCTAGAAGTCCAGCTCTCTCATCAAGACAACGATCCTAATGTAGGCGATATTCACGACTCAGTGCGAATCGGAAATGGTATTTACGAAATGACCGTTAATCCAGACGGCTCTATTAATACAAACAACGCTCTCCCATTTGGGGCGTCTCTTAAAAGTTTTTACAACGAAGCTAGCTCGGTAGCGAACAATATCGTTACAGATGTATTAACATACACAGTGCCAGCGCTTACAACATCTAGACTTGTTAGAGTAGACGTGTCTGGAAGCAACATAGCTACATACACTGTAGAAAAAAACGGAACGGTTATAGATAAAAAATATACTTGGTTTAATGGCGATTTGAGCCAGAGCTTTATTTTTGACGGCAGTGAAACTTTTGTGTCTGGAGACGTGTTAAAAATAAGAGCTATACATACGAGACCAAGTTTTGGCGATTTTAACGCAAGAATCACAGTACAGGAGCAATCGTAATGTCATTAGAGTTGAAAAAATCTGAGGTTGAGTTAATAAAAGTACAGGCAGCGAAAGCTGATCTTGAACTTAAAATAATGGAAAGACTGGAAGAGATTGATCGAATGAGGAATCACATAGAAATGTTTTTAAAAAAAGAATTAGAGTTAACCAGTCAAATTAAAAATTTAAAGGGGAGTGAATAATGGCTGATAAAGATACAGGTCTACCGATAAGATCGGAAGCAGACGGTTCGGACGAAAGAGTCCATTCGAAAATAGTAGGAAGTCCTACTGGGGTAAATCCAGCGACAAACCAAGCAGCTGTCGACAACGACAAAAATCTGCACGTAGAGTCTCACGGAAATGATCCTAATGGTACGGACAGGGTTATAAAAACTAGCGAAGAAGGGGCTACAGCTGTTGATGGTGTGTATGATTTAACGTCTAACACTGAACCAAGCTCAGTTGGTCTTATTGCGTCGGAGCGAGATGCTAGTCCTAGCTATACAACACAAACAAAGAGACTGACTTCGATATCAAGTAGCGATAGAACAGCTTTAGATATAGCTCTCCTTGATGAATCGGGAAATCCATTTTCCGCTTCGAATCCGTTACCAACAACAAGCGTTGATTCTGAAGGCGACGAAGTAAATAACTTTTTTACAGAGTCCGATGTTGTAAAAGAAGGAACGAGCAATCACATATATATAGTGACGGCTCTTAAAACTTTAAAACTTACACAGGTTTTAGCGGCAGCATCTGGAAAAATGAAAATTGAAGTCCAAATAGAAACGGGAGTTGCGACTGGAGTTTACGCTACAAAGTTTGTAGGGTTTAACTCAACCGCAAATCCTAATATTTACATACCAATAAACGAGTCTATATCTGTAGCTGCTGGAGTAAGGGTCAGGGTAATTAGAACCAATTACGATAACACTCCACAAGATCTTTACTCTACCATATGTGGACATGAAATTTAATAGGAAAATAAAATGGCTGATTTAATAGACAAAAATTCGGCCCTGCCGATAAAAATTATAGGAGCAGATACTTTAGGGGCTGAAACCGTTCCAGCTAAAGTATCTCCAAATCAAGATCTTGGAACTGCTGACGTGTTAAACAACGGAGGGCTAGATCTTGTTCTGGCCCTTACGACGACTCCAAAACTTGGAGTCGTTAATGTAGACGGCATAACAGCAAAAGCTGATCGAAAATATTTTTTAATGCAGGCCTTAGATCAAAACATTAAGTGGGGATTTACAAACACAACTCAAAGTTTTGATATTTTTAAAAGCCAATTAGTAATGGTTCCTTGCGGCCCCAATACTCAAATATGGTTTAAGATGGCCTCTGGAACAGGCTCTATCGCAATAGGAGAGGTGAGCTAATGCCAGCACCATTTACAACCCCAGTAGCGATATCGGTTCCGTTTGAACCAAACAGAGATCCTGCGTTTGGTGGCGGGCCATCGGGCTTACAGTCTACAAACGTACAGGATGCTATTGAAGAAGCAAAACGAGACGCATTAAATAATGATCGGTTCGTGGCATTTCCGTCTTATGGAGGTAACTCTAACGTTGGTCGTTATTTGGAGGTGTGGCCCGGGCAAGCGTCGGACTCTTCTCCCATTTTTTTCAGCGTCGCAGCAAGACTGTTGGGCGTCACACTGCAAACTACAGCTGCAAACGCTACATGTAATGTTGGAATTTTCGATCTAAATGTTAGTTCGACCGTTCCGATATATACAGTAGTAATGACGGCGCAAAAACGAGTAGAGTATATAGGTGCGCCAAATCTGGCACTTATATCTGCAGGGGCTCTTATAGCTATAAGAGTTACTAGTGGATCGATAAACACGCCCACAATGCAATTAACTATAAGTTCTTTTACATAAGGAAAACATTATGAGAATTAAAAATAACAAAGAAACAGCTGATACTTGGTGCGGGATGCTAATTGAACCAGCGGCGTATTACGAAATTGAAGAATTTGAATTAAGCCGATGGCAAAACAATTCAAAAGTTTTGTCCGATATAGGTGCTGAATTACTAGTTGTCAATGACGGGAATACCGACATTGCAGACGTCGCCACCGCTATAAACCTATTAAAGGGTGAGGCCCCGAAAGATGAAAACGGAAGACAGCTAGTCAGGGCTGTTGCTGGGGCTGCGGGATGGAAAGCTCAGTTTCATGGAATTCGAGTATCAACAGCGACATTAAATGGGGTTCACAATAAAGACAAGAACGGAAATGACTTGGGCTTTACTACATATACAATGTACAACTCATCCAATGAAGTGACCACTGACGGCGCGACATGCACTAAAACAATTATAACTTGGGAGCCAAATCACGACATAGAGATAATCGGAGGAAAGATTTCGCAAAAACAAGCTCCGACAAGTGACATGTGGCTATATATAACCGCAGCAGCACACATACCAGCAGCATACGGAGGGTCAATCGCTTTTGCTGAAGGAGGAATAAACTTATGCGATATTGGAGATGGTGGAAAATCTGATTTTGATGGAAGAGCTAGTAAATACATAAAATATGATGCGGTGTACCACTCTGGAAAATTTGAAATTTTAATAAAACACGAGGCTGGTTATCAGCATAATTTTAGCTTGGTACTAGAAATATTTAAACCTTAGGTGATTCATGGAAATAGAACTATACTATCTTTTTTCTAAAAACGAAAAAATCGGCTCAAAGACAATATCTTGGGCGAGCGGCTTGCTGATTAAAGATTTGAAAAAAATTCCTTCTCATATGGCCATTCTGATTGTTATGAAAAATGGCGAGGAGCTTGTACTGGAGTCCACATTAGGAACTGGAGTAAGAATAGTCCCATACCATAACTGGAAACTTATTAACGAAGAATGTTATAAAATCAAATGTCCTAGTTCGAGGAATATTGGCGACATAATGAACAAAGTCAGAGAGTATTGGGGTAAAAAATACGACTGGTTCGGCATTATGTACTTCGCTTGGAGATTTTTATTGCATTTTATTTTTAAGTTAGACTTTCCAACAGAAAACGCTTGGCAATCCAATGACCGATACTTTTGCAACGAGCTTGGCGGAGAGATTGCGGGATACCAAAAGTATTCGATGGTGACCCCTGCAAAAATGTGCTCTGATTTCCTAAAACTTATTTAGCTACTTGACCAAGAGCCCAGCCAGATAACACGACCGTTAAAACCCCTGCTCCAAAAACCAACCACTGGTTATCATTGCGATATTTTTCATAAGTCTGAATTTTGTCATTTAATTTAAAACTTGTATCCATCCATAACTGACTTTGCTGTTCTAACTTAATAGTAAGACTGTCGCGGAACAAGATAGACTTTTCCATTTCTTTAACCTGTTCTTTACGAATTTCTAGTTCTTTAAAAGTTTTGCCTACTAATACATGGCATTCTTTTCCGTAAGTATACGAACCGTCTTCATTTTTTTTAATATCGGTTGAATCGCATACGGCCAGTGCTTGCGCTGAAATCAAAAAAACAATCAAGAATATAGCTATTTTTTTCATGGACACTCCACGGTCTTGAGGTCGGAAATTCTTAAATCAGAATGCTTAAATTTCATTTTGTCAAACAAAATATCGTAACTATCACCAGACTTGACGTAAAGAGTTCCTTCGGCAGAATCTTTAAACCAGCCAGATTTATTAATTTTTACCAAAAAACTATCGCCTAGGCCTAAAATAAATACATAGTTGATATCACTAACTGGTATAGAAAAGCACTTGTTTTCAGTGTATGCTGGAATATAGTTAAAATAAGCCTTGGTTAAAAAAAACACATTAAAAAATATCATTATCATTATAGGGACGATCATCAAGACAGATCCTCGATTTTTGTGCCAGTCTTCATCGTCAGTTTCTTGGACCTTATTAGCGGCGGCATTTAAACCTGCCACTTTATCATCTGTATTTTTAATTTCTGTTTTAGTGCTGTCAATTTCAGCTTGAAGCTTTTTGTTTTCCTTTTTTGCGTCGTCGACATCTTTTTGGGCGGAGTTGGCTAAAGAAGCCAACGCAATATCTTTAAAAAAATAAAGAACGATCAGTGGAAGAACTACAATACCGACAACCCAAGCCAACAGCTTATTTTTGGCGTACAGATCTTTTAAAAAATTAGGCATTTTTATTTTCTCCTTCAACTGTCATTGTTTTGCCGTCGCCTGACATTTTTCTTCCCAAGTAAAAGCTTCCCGAAAGACCATAAAGCATAAGAACTGAATTATAGTCAACGTCTCCTAATATTTTAGTCACTTTACCAAACAAAACAACGATAGCGACAATGTGAGTTATGATAAACATTGTCGCCGTAATCGAGCCAGAACCAGTCTTAGGGTCTCTGAGCATAGGAACTGCAATTCCTTTAGAATTGGCCAAATCAATAAGCTGCTTAAGTTTTTCCACACAGACTCCTTATTTTTTTATATACACTATACCTTTGAGTAACTAACCAACGGCTCTAAGAGCCGAGCAGCCATAAAACCAAGAAAAGAAAGGTATTTTAACTTAACTTAATATAAGGGAT